TCAGATGAGTTGCATGCCCAGTTGTGCGCATTCTTTTCTCATCTCTTCGGGCCAGATGCTGGCTTGAATTTCTCCAATATGTGCTTTTTGCAGATAGAGCATACATAAACGTGATTGTCCGATACCTCCTCCGATACAGAGGGGCAGTGTGCCTTCCAACAGGCGTTTATGGAAATAGAGTTCTTTACGTTTTTCCTGTCCGCTCAGGGTTAGTTGACGAAGCAATGCTTCCTTGTCTACACGGATACCCATTGAAGAAAGTTCTACCGAACGGTCGAGTACTTTGTCCCATACCAATAGGTCACCGTTCAATCCCGGCAAATTATTTTCGGGGTTGACTGTAGAATAGTCATCATAGTCCGGTGCACGGAGATCGTGTTCTTTTCCATCGCTTAACCGGCATCCGATACCAATAATAAATACTGCTCCGTATTTTTGTGCAATAGCATGTTCACGCTCCTTTGGAGTCTTGTCCGGATATATCTGAAGCAATTCTTCCGAATGGATAAAATGGATGTTGTGAGGAAGGAAAGGCTTGATTTGCGGATACATTTCACATACCATATATTCAGTGCGGCGCATGGCTGCATAAATACGGGTGACAATTTCTTTCAGGAAATTGACATTGCGTTGTTCTTTGGTAATCACTCGTTCCCAGTCCCACTGGTCGACATAGAGTGAATGTAAGTTGCCCAGTTCTTCGTCTGCACGGATGGCATTCATATCGGTATAAATTCCGTATCCGGGTTCGATATTATATTCCGCTAAGGTCAGTCTTTTCCATTTGGCAAGTGAGTGAACAACTTCCGCTTGTGCATCTCCTAAGTCTTTGATAGGAAAGGAAACAGGACGTTCGGTTCCGCTTAAGTCATCATTGATACCCATTCCTTTTAAAACGAATAGTGGTGCTGTCACACGGCGAAGGCGCAATTCAGATGATAAGTTCTGCTGGAAGAACTCTTTTATTTGCTTGATACCCAACTCTGTTTGCTTTAAATCCAGCAAAGGTTTATAGTTGGCAGGTTTAATAAGGTAACTCATTATATATCATTCTAATTATTTTAATAGTTCGCAAATATAGGTATTATTTGTGATAATGCTACTGTTTTCGTTGAAAATATAGTCAAATTGTTTGTTTTAAGCTTATTTTATAGAGCAAAATATTATTTTGTTTCATAAAGTGAGCTTTTTATTAGGAGAAAGAAAATATATTTTGTACTTTTGCGCGTTCATTAAAACAACGCACCCGTAGTTCAATGGATAGAATACCGGATTCCGGTTCCGACGATATGAGTTCGATTCTCATCGGGTGTACAATTAATATTGAATATCAACTATTTAACCGATATGGGGACTAAAATAGGGACTAACGATTAAAGAGAGTCATAGCTTCCTGTTTTACTTTGTCTGCTATGTCAATATAGGGTTTCATGGACTTGTAATCTCTGTGTCCTGTCCATTTCATCACAATATTAGGCGCGATGCCTAGCATGAGCGCATTGCATATAAAGGTTTTCCTTCCGCAATGTGTGCCGATTAATTCGTGTTTGGGGTGTATCTCATCTATTCTTTCCGAACCCTTGTAATAGGTTATACACACCGGTTCATTGACTTCGCAAACTGCACATACTTCTTTTATATATTTATTCATCCGTTGGTTGACAGGGACAGGAAGCGCGTAGATACCCTTTATGTCCTTGTATTTGTCCAATATGGTTTTAGAGTACTTATTAAGCTCTATCTTTAACGGCTCGTCTGTCTTAATCGTTGTGGTGGTAATATACCCATCGAAGACGTCAGCTTTCTTAAGGTTTTTCACGTCAGAATATCGCAGGGAGGTGAAGCACTGGAAACAGAATACGTCTTTCGCGATTTCAAGATGAGGCTCATCCGGAAATGATGAGTTGTACACTCTTATTAATTCGTCCCATTCGAGGTATATCACCTTTGATGGAATCGTCTTCAGTTTTTCCTTGAATGTCATAAATGCAAGTTCTTTATTGATTCCCTTGTCCGCTGCCCATCTGAGAAACCATTTGGTCAGATTGATATACTTCTTCGCGGTACGGTTCTTCATTCCGACTTCATCATCTATCTCTACGTTCATCAAGTAGTCGACGAGCTGGGATAATCCTTCGTGTGTGAGGTCTGCAAAGGTAAGATTGGGGGCAAACTTCTTTAAATGGTTCATTGTGGTTTTGTGCCTCTTATATGTATTCTCGGACCAGCTGTTTTCTTTACCCTGCTCCGTAATGAATTGCATATAGTAATCGAAGATGGTTTTTTCTTCTTTTTCTACGATTCTCCCATTCCTTCTATTGACTTCATTCCGAAATTCATCTGTGGAGGGTATATGCTCGGTTTGTTCGAAAAAGAAGAAGGCGTCATTAATCAGCTCTTCGAATCGGTTTATCTCGGCATTAATGGTCGATGCCGGTACCTTTTTTCTTCCATGGGTAGTGTTTACCTTGCATCGCTGGGCTTCAGCTACCCATTTGTTGTTGTCTATTCGATAGCCAATGTTGAAGGCTACTGTGTTGCCGTTCCACTTAATCCTATATCGGAGTTTGGAATCGGGCTTGCCTTTCTCCTTATCCAGGAGAAAGGTAGTTGTTCGTTTGATGTTCATATGCTATTCCATATTAAAAATAAAAAAATCAAAATATTCATCGGATCGTCTTATTTTTAGAGTCCATCTATTTTTTAATTCTTTATCAGGCTCAAGAATTATACTAGTATATAAGCCGGATTGTAATTCTATGCATGAGGTGTATACATAATTCCCTTTTTCATTTATATGGTAATCTTTAATTTTATAAGTAAAGGCTGTATAGCCTGATATTTCAATATTAACGATTTTGTTTTTGTATACATTTATAAAAGCAGTATTCGAAGGAAATTTATTGCTAGGGGTCTGAATCAAATTAGATATAACTTTTGATTCTAATATAGCATGCCTTCCTTGTATCAGTTGCGAAAACGATAAAGTAGGAATTATAACGAAGATTGATAATAATAGATATTTCATAGTGAATTTGTTATTTTTTAATTTTGATAAATTTAAGTAGGCAAGCTAGGCATTTGCTAGAAGATGCCGTAGTAATAACAGTATTAAGTTGTCTTCTCAGTTCTTTAATTTCTTTTTCTTGCTCTATTATAATGATAGCAAGTGATTTGGTATTAGTTTTCATTGTTTTTGATTAAATTTGCGATAATTCTAAATTTAAACAATGGAATAATATATTTTGTTTTAAAATCATGAACTATTCATAATTGGTTGCTGTTTTATTATTATATTCAAATAAAAAATATGGAATTTATAATTATTATATTGATTTTATTTAATCTGTTTTTAATCATAGCTTATTTCCGTTTATTCTGGAAGGTTAAAAACTGCAAGAGGCAATATAAAGAAATTGCGGAAAGTAATAAAAAACTCCATAGATTAATAGCTATTAAATACTTGGAATTTTCATTGAGGTTTAATCCAGAATTGAAAGAAAAAATCTAAGGATAGGTATACATCTATCGTCATTGAGTTGGTTTAGTGTATGAATAATCGTTACTATGCTTTCTTTATCCATACTTGCTATCGTTTTATCATCCTTATGTTTTTCGTAGATTTCGAGAAAGAACTTAATACTCGTTTCTTTCATATCATCCGCCGCCATATCTTTAGCTATTCCAGAAGACTGGATAGCACAGAAGATTGCAGAAGCGTAATTTTTCTCAATCATGTCTATACGTGCGTTCGATACGGTGTTAGCGTATAATATAATATTATTGGCGCGTTCTTCTACTTTAGAAAGTTCTTTGACTATGTTCTTTTTCATAGACTCAACAGAATTGTTGATTTTATTGTCAATTGATATCACAGTCCATATCTGCCATCCTAAAAGTATTGTCACCAATATGGATAATACACCAGCAATAACTCCGAGATAATCTATGTTGATAGGTGTATATCTAGGAGAAGAAATCATTATGGATACTAGACTAACAATGATTGCACCAATAGAGAGATAGCAGCTCCAATATTTTGATATATAATCATTCATGTTAAATAGCTTCTTTTAGTATATCCTTATAATCTGATACCATTTTTTCTTTCTCTGAAAGTTGCGCATCTTTAATCATCACTTCTATTCTTAATTCTCTATTCTCTTGGTCAAGTTTTTTGTTATCATTCCGAATGTCTCTTAAAAGATTGGCTATTCGTTCACTGCCTTCGGATAATTCAATAATCTGATTCTTGAGATTTGCATTTTCTTCCACAAGTTCTTTCATCCTATTTATGGTATCATTATATATATGATAGAGTATGGATGCTTCGGGTGTATCTCCTGCTGTACTGATAAGTGCAGGTTGAGGCTCAACTATCTGCTCATGTTGAGGCTTAATCATATCACCTTCACCACGGAGAAGCCATTCAGACGATATGTCTTCAAATGAATTCAAAATAGATTGAACTATATCAAGGCTTAATTTTCTGTCTCCGGCTAATTGCTGATTGAGGGTGACTTGTTTTACACCTATTAGTTCAGCAAACTCTCTGACTGACCTAGATTTAGCTCTTAAAACTTCTTTAACTCTATCTATCATAAGTTTATAATACCTTATTTAAAACGTTTCTAAATATTCGTTTTGAATAAAACTTTTAAGCCATTTTTATTGTTTTCTATTCAAATGAATATATCTTTGCATCCGTAACCTAATAAAAGCGGTTGCAAAAGGGTATAAAAATGGCAGTCACGGTATAAACCGTGATTTTGTTCGCACCAAAATTGTCCCAACGGCAAATATAGTGACTTCCATTTTAATATCCTAAAAATCAGATTAAAAAATAGACGATACGGTTTAGTGGTGTTTACCGTAAATTAGGACATAAATAAAGCTCTTGCTAAGTATCAGCCAAACACCAATTATGCTGAGAACAGCGAGGGCTTTTCTTTTTAAGAAAATGGAAAAGAGATATGTATTGACATTGAAACAGCGTCCTGATGGAGCGTATGAGGTAAAATTGGATAATGGGTTTAATGCCATAATATCTGATAGAATTCCTCATGAATTTGTGGATATTTTTGAAAGTAGCGAGATAGGTCTTGTGCGATTTATGATAGATAGTTTTTATAGCGCAAATTTCAAAGAGATTTGTGTAAGCGAACTGAAAGAACATGAAGCGGTGAAAATTGCATCAGAAGAAAATTCTCAAAGAAGTAGTAGTGATATTGAGTTGAGGAAGGAGATCGTTAAGATGTTATCAGCCGGTGTTGTCGATTCAGACTTTATTTATCGCGTGGATTCTATCTATAACTGGATCAAGGAGGGTAAATTATGATACCAATTGAGAGACGGATAAGCGATGATACCAGATTGATAGATTTAACCGTAGGGGAGTTGAAAGAGCTCTTTGAAAGCCTGGTTCCAAAGATTACACCTGTGGTTCCCACGCAATCTAAATCAGAGAAACGATTAGTATATGGCTTGAAAGGAATTAAGGAGTTATTCCATGTGTCAGATTCCACCGCCCGAAAGTTAAAGAACGGACCAATAAAGAGAGCTGTCTCCCAATCAGGCAGAACGATTGTAGTAGATGTGGAGATGGCGTTAAAATTATTTTCCAATAAATCTTAATGAGGTATGGCAGTAGGAAAGTTGGCGTTAGCCATGGCGGAAGAGCAGGAAGCCCGCAAGTTGGTTTCTTCCCTGGAAGAAGAGTTGTCGAATGATATTGGAAATTTTTATGAAAAGGTAGCCAAATGAATTGCGCTCGTATTGATCACGCAAGGAAGTTGGACTTACTAAGGAGAAAAGTGATGAAAGCTAGAGGTAATGCTGATAGATTACGATTATGAACAAGATAACGAAACAGATACTGTGGATAATAGCAGCCGTGATTCTGCTGGGCGTTGCCGGCAAGTGTGACCATGACGAACAGGTTATCTACAACATGCCTGACGATGTATATCAGGCATTGAAGAAAGAGTTAGGCAATCCCTCTGATGGTCAATTGGTGGATGAGTACATCAGGAACCGTGCCCATTGGGATAGCATAGGGAATAGTTTTGAATATTAAACAGTAACGTTATGAAAGAATGGTTTACAGGCGTGGTAAGAGGTATTTCAATCTTGCCTAATGGTAAGAGGAAAAAGGTAAGTGATACTTACCTGGTTGACGCCATGGGCTTCACGGAAGCCGAGAATGTATTGGTTAAGCATTGCTTCCCGCTGTATGGGGAAGCTAAGGTTATGACCTTGAAACGGGAAGTCATTGAAGAGGTATCCGGTTTTGACAAGGAACAGTGGTGGAAGGTCGTTATCGGCATATCGGATATCACCCCGAAAGGTAAGGTGAAGATTCGCAGATATAACCACATTGTGTCTGCCGATAACGTGTCTCAGGCTAAAGAGCTCATCACAGAGCGGATGAAAGGAACTATAGGCGATTGGAAGATACTGAAGATAGAGGTTACTCGGTTTAAAGATATAATTATCCATTCCGATGGTACATCCAAGGATGAATTACGATAAGTTTTAGTTTAGGTTTAGCCGTCTAACCTGTGAGGGTGAAGCGGCACAAGGGCGGTTAGCTCAGGAGTAGAGCGATGGCAGTTATCGAAGAGTTGTGTGTTTTTAATCTCTTTTCATGATATTTGGTAGTTAAGTTTTTTTCTTCGGCAAAGCTATAGGTCGCGAGTTCAAGTCTCGTACCGCCCACGCATTCAAACTGAATGCCATATAGGTTACTCATTTTATCCCGGTGTGGCTTGATTGCCTATCCGGGAACTATTAAAACGAACAGTTATGAAATTAAGAGAAATACCCATTCCTACCGGATGCACACGAGTATCCGTGGAGCAGGAGAATGACAAGATAGTTATCTTGTTTGAAGGCAATAACAAGGAGTTTGTATTGGATTTGACCGGGGAAACCGAGTCCCCTCCTGAAATCGGAGACCTTGCAATATTTTGGAATGCCGGTAAGGAATACCTGGCTGTCATTGCGCTGCTGGCGGACAAGGAATGGGTGCCGGAAGCTGAAAAGTATCCTTATAAGGCAAGTAGTGAAGAGTGGTATAGCCACGCAATCAGATTCCGTAATCTCTCTCAATTTGTAAAAATAATCAAACATAGATTTAGAAATGCTCAAGAAAACAAATAATGCATCTCTCAAGAGGACCGCAGACACCGAGTTTTCCCGATATATCAGGCTTCGCGATATGATACCGGGGACAACCGTATTCCGTTGCATCTCATGCGGGTTGATTAAGCCGATAAGTCAAGCTGACTGTGGTCATTACATCAATCGTCAGCACATGAGTACAAGGTACAATGAAATGAATTGCAACGCTCAATGCAGAAGCTGTAACCGGTTTGATGAGGGCAATATACAGGGATACCGAAGAGGGCTGATTAAAAAATATGGCGAACAGAAGGTATTGTTGCTTGAATCAATGAAGAATGATTATGTGAAGTATTCCGAAGCAGAATACCGGATATTGATTGCCGATTATCGGTCAAGATATAAGAAGATATTGAAAGAAAGAAACTTGAGCTTATCATGTTTGACAAAATGATTTTCAAGGCAAAGATAGACACAGCCGATATAGATACTATCGTTTTTAAAAACTACCTGGAACAGTGTACTGAAGGCGATGAGATCTATTACAAGTCTACGGCTTATGCGAATTTCGATGGTTGTTTCATCGAGATTCGAGGTGATACATTAAAGTGTAAGTGCTCTATCCACAAGTTATACAGCAGGGGGAAATCGGGCAAGCTGGACAACAGCCGCCCGATGACCTTCGGCCATGCCGGACGGACGATTAATGAGCTGCTCTTAAGGTTATGCGCGAAGATGGAGAATGTAATAGTGACATACTATGAGATAGGGGTGACAATGAAGATGTCCATGCCGGCAGATGCATACATCAGACAGGTGGAGGAAGCCGCCGGCCGGGTGTTGTGGAACGATGCCAATTACCCGGAATTCCGGCAAAAAACTACGGAGAAGAGCAAGTATTACCGCAAGGTGCTCAAGATCTACGACAAGAGTTTTGAAGCCGGGGAAAAGGGACGGAATGTGGGTGCCAATATCTTACGTATCGAGACCGTGTATAAACACCAATCAATACCGTTGGCGGAACTCCTTGATAATGCGTCCCTGAACAAAATCGGACGGATTTTTTACAAGGATTGGTCGGAGATGCAGTTCGTCAGGGAATTACAGCCGGCAAATGGTGTAAAGCTGTCCCAACTAGATAAAGCCAGGGAAATTCAGAGGATTGGCGTCACTCGATATAAGGAGAGATATAAGGCGTTGTTCCAGGCAGGGAAGTTGACGAAGAAGCAATGGGAAACCATCCGTGTATTTGCCAACAACTGGCATAACGAAAAGGATAAGTACATCGAAGAAATAGGTCCGCTTGAAGCAGAATTCAAGGAAAAATTGCTTGCGGGATTCCAATCAGGGTCGATTACACCAATTAAGAAAAGAAGATAACTAATTGATAATCAATATTTTACATGATTTACAAAAAGCACTATAAGGTGCGGATATAAAACATTGGGAATCAATTGATTACGAATAAAAAGATATAAAATTAACAATTTACGGCAACTTGTCCTATACTGCCCGAAGGGTAGTCGGGACGACTTAAGAAGGCAGTAAAAAAATAAGGAGGATAAAAAATGAATTGCGAAATAAAAGGAAGAATTACGGCAGACCTGGGAAAGAGAACAGGTGTGAAGGATGGTAAGGATTGGGAATGCCATGAGTATATCGTCACAGAGATGTTCCAGTACGGAAAGAATATGAAGTTCTCAATATTCAGCTCTGATGGACCGATTAGTACTCCCCTGTCGATTGGTGATGATGTGACGGTGAAGTTTAACGTTACGGCAAGAGAACACCAGGGTAAATGGTATAATGACGTAAGAGCATGGAGCGTACAGGTAACAGGTCATCAGCAGTGACGATCTATTGGCAAACCAGGAACAGGGAAGCGATTAAGGCGATAGTTGACAGGTTTAATCTTCCGTGTTACATGTCGGTCAATCGGGAGACAAGATGCAGGATTAGTGATGATGATATGCTTCTGTTGGTAAAATGTGAGAAAAAAGGATTAATCAAACTGAGAAATAAACAAGAATCATGAAAAGAGAATTAACACCTGAGAATATTCAGGAACTGAAAGAAAATCAAATATTCGTTTTTGGAAGCAACATGAACGGCAATCACGCCGGAGGTGCAGCTAGATTGGCAGTTGAGAAATTTGGCGCAATTATGGGGCAGGCAGAAGGAATACAAGGTCAGTCCTATGCCATTCCTACGCTGGACAAGGATATGCAGAAAGTTACCGAAGAAGAGTTGGTCGTATTTTTAGGGAACTTCGGGAATTACGCTAACGAGCACCCAGAAAAGGAATTTCTCCTAACTGCCATTGGCACCGGGATAGCCGGATTTGACGCCAGCTACATGGCGTACATGGTACTTAGGGCAAACCTGCCGGATAACGTTACCTTACCAAAGGAATTTGTCAAAATCAAAGGCTACAAAGGTTTTAACCCCGATTTGACATGTAGGGATTTTCAATACGAAGAAGGTAAGGACTATGAAGAAACAGGCGATATAATGGCTTGCGGTAACGGATTTCACTTCTGCCTCCATCCGTTGGACATGTTCGGTTACTATCCACCTGCCAAAGTTGGTATGAATAAGTTTCACGAGGTTGAGGGGACTGGTGATATGGACGTAGATGCGGATGATACGAAAATCGCTTGCTCAAAAATCCACATAGGAGCGGAGCTAAGTATTAAGAGTATTGTAGACGCAGCCGTTAAGTTTACGTTTGAAAAATGCAAGTGGGAGAAGGGTAAGACAGCCACCGGCTACCAAGGTGCAGCATCAGCCACCGGCTACCAAGGTGCAGCATCAGCCACCGGCTACCAAGGTGCAGCATCAGCCACCGGCGACCAAGGTGCAGCATCAGCCACCGGCTACCAAGGTGCGGCATCAGCCACCGGCGACTATGGTGCGGCATCAGCCACCGGCGACTATGGTGCAGCATCAGCCACCGGCTACCAAGGTGCGGCATCAGCCACCGGCTACCAAGGTGCAGCATCAGCCACCGGCTACCAAGGTGCAGCATCAGCCACCGGCAACCAAGGTGCAGCATCAGCCACCGGCAACCAAGGTGCAGCATCAGCCACCGGCAACCGAGGTGCAGCATCAGCCACCGGCTACCAAGGTGCAGCATCAGCCACCGGCTACCAAGGTGCAGCATCAGCCACCGGCTACCAAGGTGCAGCATCAGCTACAGGCAAGGATAGCATTGCTCTTGCTGCCGGATACGGGTGTAAGGCTAAGGGAGCTATAGGTTGCTGGATAGTCCTCGCAGAGCGTGGAGAATGGAACGGTGATACCTACCCGATTAAAGAGGTCAAGGCGTTTGAAGTTGACGGGAAAAAGGTTAAGGCTGACACATGGTATATGCTAGTCAATGGACAGCTTAAGGAGGCTTAGTGGAAGTAATTAATTAAAAAAACAATATAAGAATGGTTGAAACAAAGATCATATTAGACGCCTGCTGTGGCAGTAGGATGTTTTGGTTTGACAAACATAATCCTCTTGTCTTATTCGTTGATAAGAGATCGGAGGTAGTAACTGCCAAGGACAGGGATAAAATCAGAACCATAGAGATAAAACCGGATATAATAGCCGATTTTACCAACTTGCCGTTTGAGGACAATTCTTTTTACATGGTGGTGTTTGACCCGCCACATTTGAAAACGCTTGGTGAAACCTCATGGATGGCAAAAAAGTACGGCAAACTGCCGAAAGACTGGCAGTCACTCATACACGATGGATTTACTGAGTGTATGCGCGTCTTGAAGCCTAACGGCACGCTTGTATTCAAATGGAACGAGAGTGAGATAAAAGCTGCGGAAGTTTTGTCTGTTATCCCGTTCAAACCTTTATTTGGCCATACTACCGGAAGGCAGAGCAAAACAGTATGGATGTGTTTTATGAAACTACCAATTAACGTATAACAAATCAGAAATGAATACTAAAACATTTCAAGAAGTCGCCAGGATTTGGAGTGCTGCGAAGCAACCGATCATAAAGCATGCCACGATGTGCGCGTATATGCTTACCCTTCAAACCCATTTACTCCCATATTTTGGGACGGCGGCAGCTATATCGGAAAGCGACGTTCAGAAATTTGTTCTCGACAAGCTTTCCTCTGGTCTTGCTAAAAAAACCGTAAGGGATATTGTGGCGGTGCTGAAATCTATAGTCAAGTATGGTGGGAAACATAAGTTATTCCCTTATGAGGAGTGGGAGATAAACTATCCTACAGATACCGAATCTCACCGTTTGCCTACATTGTCCTTAAACCATCAACAGATACTGATGAGCCATCTCACCGAATCCCCAACTCCTAAGAATATAGGCATTCTGCTGTCTCTGTGTACCGGCATGAGGATTGGAGAGGTGTGTGCCCTGCGATGGGAAGATGTGGATTTCAGACAGAAGGTAATCACCATTAGTTATACAGCAGGAAGGATATACAACTGCGAATCAAGAACTACGGAAAGGACTTTCACTTCTCCCAAAACACGAAATTCATACCGGGAGATACCTATCTCAAGACAGCTTCTCTTTGCTTTGAAGGAAGTAAAGAAAATATCTCCGTCCCGATTTGTAGTAGGAACATCAGAACGTCCGGAAGATCCCCGTTCTTACCGTGATTTCTTTGCCCGGCTCTTGAAGCGTCTGAATATTCCGCACATTGTGTTTCATGGACTCCGGCATACATTTGCTACCAGATGCATTGAAAGTCAATGCGATTATAAGACAGTGAGTGTAATTCTTGGACATTCGAATATCGCTACCACACTCAATTTATATGTGCATCCCAATCTCAATCAGAAACAAAGATGCATTGAGCGAATGAGTAACTTTTTAAAAATTAAATAACCCTCAAAACAGATAGGAATGAAGAAAAAGAAACTATATATCAGCCTGCCAATTAGCGGCTTCCCACTTAACGCCGTTGCTTTGGAAGCAGAAAGTTACAAGCTAATGTGGGAAGAGGAAGGCTTTGAGGTTGTGACACCTTTCGATTTATCCCCAGATAGCGAAAAATCATACTCCTATCACATGGGTAAGGATATAGAAGGGCTATTGGAATGTGATGCTGTTTATTTTGCACCTGGTTGGGTTGATTCAAAGGGGTGTAATCTTGAATACGCTGCCGCTAAAATTTATGGAAAAACAATTTATACATAACAAATTAGATATGAAACAGAAGTTAGAAGAATCAGCAAAAGAATATGCAGAATCAGTAATTGATTCATTCGGAACAAACGGAGTTTCGAATGGTGTTTCCGATATTAAGGGAATGATTGCTCTTGGTTTTGAAAATGGCACATCATGGCTTTCAAATCAGATTAAATCTATCATCTTGGATGATACGTTGACAGATGGGGAAGTCATAGATAACATTAATGAGCTATTGAAACCAACAAGGATGTACTAGAACGATGGACATAGATAACAAATATAAGATTCCCTTTGTCGGGGTCTATAATGCGTTAGTCTTTGAATGTCCCGAATGTGGTACAAGTATTCTCAACGATTACTATAAGCATATCTGTGGGATTGCAGAAGCTCGTATTGGGATCGTCTCTATAAAAGAGTGTCCAACATGTTTTACGAAGTATTATTCTCATTTTTCAGAAGCTGAATACAATCTGTTTTTGCATAGCATAGAGAGAGGTGAAAATTTGCATTTTAAAAATGTATTCGTGAAACAGATTAGAGAGAAAGGAGATTGATTATGAAAGATAAATCGAAATTAAAACATATAAGTATCCAATCTAAGGTGTCTCCTGAAGCGGCTGCATGTTTGGATGATATTGTCAAAAAGTACAAGTTTAAAAGTAGATATGAGGTGATGCAATATCTACTCACTGCGTTTTTGTCATACGTCAATCCTGATTACGGTGTGTCGGAAGATATAGATATATCATACGTGAACGAATTGTCAAAAGTATTTGAAGATTTCGAAAACAAAAAGAACAGAGTTATATCAACGAAGCCAAGAGGCAGGAAGTCATTAAGGATGGTAGGCTCGATATACATATTTAGCGAAATCGGTAAAAAAGGATATGTGGCAAGGAATATTAAGATAAACGGGGATGATATACATACCAACTCAAGGAATAGTGCATCATTGGAAACAGTGGTAAGGCTCCTTTTCCCATCTATAGCATCCCGATTAGACGGTATTGGCCGTACTATAGGAGAGTGTAGATATGAGGATATCATATCAGACTTGATAGAGCAATGCGGGATAACAGGTGAAGATAAATTACATAATGAGATTAACAATGAGCTGAATCACATATCGCCAAGGATTGAATATGGTGTGGTCCCTAAAAAAACAAGAAGTAAAAGTGTTGATGATGAGCAAGGATTATAATTATATTAAGATGATCCAGTCAAGAGATTGGCTCATCTTGAGGAAGAAGAAGATTGAGAATAACCCATTTTGCGAAGAGTGTTTTTCAAAGGGGATTATAACTCCTGTGTCTGAGGTTCATCATGTTGTCCCTGTCGAGAGCGGAAGCAATGTGGAGGACATGAGACGATTGATGTTTGATTATAATAATTTGGAATCGCTGTGTCATGAGTGTCATACAAACATTCATGCCATGATGCATTCGCATTCGAAAGAATATATTAAAGAACGCTCAAGGAAGAATGCAGAACGATTTGCAAAAAAATATTTTGAATGACCGAGGGGGGGGGGAGTTTTTTTAAAAGCCCCTACTTTTCTCAAATCCTCTACTCCTATCCAGAAAGATTTTTAGGTTTCTGCGTTTTTTCTGTGGGGGTAAAATAGGGATTGCAAAAATACAGGTCGGAATCAGCAAAAGTAGGTAGTCTTAAAATATTTAACTATATGGCTAAAAAAAAAGCGAATAACGAAATCGATAGCCTAAAAAGGTATATAAGGGGCATTCTCCAGGAGCGGGATAAATACTCAAAAGAAATGAGCTATCAGATAGAACTACTTGCTTCTGATCTTTTGGTTTTTCGTAGGATTCGCGATGAGGCTCTTAAGGAAGAAACTACTTTAACTGTTATTGAAAAGAGTAGGGAAAATTGTGACAGGGTGAAGGAAAACCCGGTGTTCATTTTGATGGCGAGATATGCCGATAGAGTTAGGAAGGACCTAAGATCGTTGATGATGAATCAAGAGATTCAACCGGGCGGTGAAGCCGGCAAGATAAAGGAAGATGATCCGTTGTCAAGACTAATGGAGCATCTTAATAAGGAAGATGATTAATGATGAATGAGAACGTAACTGCGAAGGATTTTAAACAAGGGTTCGTTGATAAGCTGCTCAGTATAGACATTGAGAGCTATCAACTCGATTCTATAGATCTGAGGTTGCAGACTTATGTTTCCCAAGTGTGTAATTCCCCTGAAAATCATAATTTATATGAGATATTAGCCTTGTTGAAGTTCTTTCGATTGATGGATAATTACGTTTTCCGTCCTTCTAAAGTCAAGCGGTTCGTGAAATTGTATGAGTCGCTGAAATTCTCCGGGATGGATGGGCGAAGATGTTATAAGTTGACTCCGATTCAGTACTTTCAATTTGCTTCGATATTAGGCTTTTACCACTGGGAAGATGTGGGGGATGCAACGGGGAAGCCGGATGATTTGGAAGGTAAATATCAGCGCGTGCTTGACCAGAGAAAATACGAACTGCGGCGGTTGGTTCGCGAAGCGATACTTTTTGTGCCAAGAAAGTTCTCAAAGACTACAAGCACAGCATCATTGGCTGTTAATGAGATGTTGTTTGGGGATGTGAATGCGCAGGCTTATACCGCTGCAAACTCTTACAAGCAGGCGAAGATCTGTTTCGGGGAAATATCGAAGATAATCAGGCAGTTGGACCCGAAAAAGAAGTACTTTAAAGCTACACGGGAAACCTTGAATTGGAAGCCGAATAAATTTGAAAGAGAATCGTTTGTGGAGTGCTTGACGGGTGGTGGTGATACCAAGGACGGGTTGAATGCCTCATTGGTGATATTCGATGAATATGCTCAGGCGAAGTACGTGAAGGACCATTCGGATGGTGCAGAATTACTACAGGTCCTTACATCATCTATGGGTGCAAGACGTGAACCTCTGACGATCATAATTACAACCGCAAGCCGCGTGGAGGATGGTCCGTTTGCAATGGAGCTAGAGAATGCGAAGAAAGTATTACTGGGTGAGTATAATGACGATTCTCAATTTGCCAGCATCTTCCAGCCCGATGCGTGGGAGATGGATGAAGAAAGCATGGGGTGCCCCGCTGTGTGGAAGAAGTGCAATCCTCATATCGGTATTACGGTCCAGGAAAGTTATTACACCCAAAGATGGGCTAAGGCCCAACGTGATGCAGAGGCGATGATAGAGTTTAAGACGAAGCTTTTAAATATATTCGTGTCAGGAGGCATAAAAACTTGGATTTCCCAAAATTTAGCACGTTCCCTTTCCGTTAATTTGGATCTTGACTCAATAGATGGCCGGCCGGAAACCATGGTCGCTATGGACCTTTCTGTAAGTGACGACTTCTCCGTTGTCGCTTATAATATATATAGCAGGAAATTGCGTAAATTCTTTGTGTGGCTTGATTGCTATATTCCGGAAGAAACCTTGGAAACCCATCCGAACAAAGAGTTGTACAGATATTGGAGGGATGCCGGCTATCTGAAGATTTGCCCGGGAGCTGTTATAAGCGATTCCATGATAGTGGAAGATGTGTTAAAGCGTAACAGGTCGCTATGTATCTGCCAGATAGGATATGACGCATACAAGAGCCAGGAGGTGGTGAATGCATTATCGGCTGCGATATCGTCTACCGGTACAGACCCGAGTAGGATTTTGCGGGCAGTCCCTCAGACGTATGGGGCATTTACCTCGCCCGTAGAAACGTTTGAGATGGCGGCAAAATCCAATCCGCCAAAAGTCGCTTTGGCGAATAATCCTATATTATCCTACTGTTTTGGAAATTGCTATCTCGATGAAGACAGGATGGGCAATAAAAAGCCCTTGAAAAGAAAGGAAAATCTGAAGATTGATGGGGCTATTGCTACTTTGATGACATTTTGGTTATTTAATAACTATGAGCAATAAAGTAACCTATTACAGCTAATTCGTGGGTATATGAGCCGTGTCATAACATTAAAAAGAGGCTCGATAAACCGATGGATAACTTTTTCAGATTTTTCAAAAGAGAAGCAAAAACGGCATCCGGGAAGAATACTACGGTATCGACCGGCAATTTTAAGAGTAATATAATTTATGCCAACACAGATGAATCGGCAATGCGTATTGCAGCCGTATATAGGGCTGTGAATCTTATATCCGGTGCCGTAGCTACCCTTACGCTGCAATATAAGAGGCGTGACAGGGCTAAAAATTACTTTAAAATTTACGACAATGGGTATGGTGCAAGGGTAAATTATCTATTGAGTGTTCGCCCGAACGACAGAATGAATTCATTCACAATGATGAAATATCTCGTTGCAATGATGCTGCTTAAGGGTAATGCGTATATATATCCTAAGAGGGCTGTTACCGGAGAGGTGGAGTCTCTTTTTTTATGTTCCCCCGGTTCTGTTGTGTATGATGTCTACTCCAATACCTACACGGTAAGTGACTTGGTTAACGGTATAAGCGGGACATTCCCGGCATCGGAAATCCTCCACTTTAAAAACATGTGCATGGATGGAGGTTATATGGGTAGGTCTACGGTATCCTATATCAAGGATACATTAAGTATAGCCACAACTGCCAATAATGAAACCCTGAAGAGGTTTGCCACAGGAGGCCGGCTAAAGGCAATCCTGCAAAACAATACCAGCGTGAAGGGATTCGGTGAATATCAGGATAAAGAGCTTGACAAACAAGGACAGGATCTACAGGAGGACATCAACAAGGGTGAAGACATCTTGGTTGTAAGGGGTGATGGTACCCTGACTCCAATCAGTATGTCATCTTCCGATATGCAATTTTTGGAAATGGTAAAGCTGAATCTCCGTGATATCGCAAGAGCCTTTAATGTGCCTCCAAGCAAACTGATGGATGATACTAACGCCAACTACAAGAGCGTTGAAATGTCGAATGTGGGTTTTTATACAGAGGCATTGCAGCCCATAATCACAGAAATAGAGAGAGAATTTACGGCTAAAATGCTGAGTGTAAATACATATATGGATTATAAATTTTCGTTTAACCTTTCCAGCCTCTATGCCTTGGATGTTGACAGCAGAGGCAAGGCTAACCTGTCACGACTGGGGACGGGCCAAGCAACCGTTAATGATATAAGAAGAGAGAATGACAAGGAGCCTGTAGAGAAGGGTGACGAAGTTTACTTAAGCACAAATCTTGCTGTTTTAGGCAGTGCCAAGTTAAGCAAGGAGGGTAGTAATACGATACAGACGAGCGATGTGAAAAAAAAGGAGGAAGAAGATGATGAATGATGAGTTAAGAGTAGTGACATTGGAAGAACTCAAATTGCAGATGCATGAGGATTTCGAGGATGAGGATGCTATCATTACAACATATGGTATTGCAGCAGAAGATGTTATCATTGACATGACGCGAAGATCTTATGAAGAGCTTTCGGTATGGGAGGGGCGTGGGTTTCCCGTCAGATTAAAATTAGCGATATTAATGTTGGCGGCACATTTTCACCGGAATAGAGAACCTGTTGCAGCTGTGTCTCAAAACCCCGTTCCTTTTTCCGTGTCGGTGCTGGTAAAGCCATTTGTAAAACTTTCAGATAGAGAATAGAATATGTTGACCGCAGGAAGTTTGACAGAAAGAGTAGATATAATGGTGCCTGTCGTTACAAGAGGCGATATGGGAGAACAGGTGGTTGAATTCACAAAGAAGGCTACCGTTTGGGCTGCTGTCCATTTTCAAAGGGGCGCGAATGTATTAACTATGGGAGAATCATGGCTTTCGCGAACTGTATCCGTAACTATGAGGAATAATAGTATAATCCATGATAGATGCCGTTTAAGATGGGATGATAAGACTTATGCGATAGATAGCCTTAATCGCTCCAGGAGAGATGGCAGTATTACTATTGTTGCTTCGGTTTTGGATGAGAATGAATAAATCGAGTAACCTGAAACAGGGTATCAAAAGTATTATAAAAAGGGCTGATGTGGCGGTCTCCTATAGGGCGGTCTCCTATAGAGGAACTAATAGGATGATTTAAAAAAGGCATTAAGATGGAAAACAAGCAAAAAAGGGAAATAAGATGCATGGTTGGAGGCAGATTCCAACCCCATATTAGAGAAGCCTCCGATGAGGCTCCTAATGAAAGGATAATAGAAGGGTATGCGATAGTTTTTGGGGTAGAGAGCCGGTTATTGGTGGATTACTGGGAGGATTATAGGGAAATTATAGAACCCGGTGCCATTACGGAAGAGGATCTAAAGGGTATGGATATCAAGATGACCTTATGGCACAATCGGGAGAGGCTGTTGGCTCGATCGAACATGGGCGAAGGTTCTTTGAAATTAAGCGTTGATGAGACAGGTGTAAAGTATGAATTTGCAGCTCCTGATACCCCGGATGGTAATACGGCATTGGAATTGGTAAAGCGTGGCGATCTTGCCGGCTCTTCGTTCACTTACTGGTCGGATGAATCAAGCTCTGTGAGGTACACCAAGGATAAGGATGGTATCTTATTGCGTCATGTTAACCGCTTGGATGCGGTTTTTGAAATGACTATAGCAAGTGATCCGGCATATACGCAAACCAGTGTGACCGCTCGTGAGATAGAATCAACCGGGATAAAGTTAAGGGAAAGAACGTCTGTATCCACTATTGGCAGGAAGGTTGAGGAAATAGACCGGATAGAGAGAGAAGTTATTTTAAACACATGTAATATTTTATAATTATGAAATCAGGAAAGAAAACAGTACAGGAACTTTTGGCGGAAAGAAATTCTCTATTGGAGAAGAGAGAGGCCGTCAATATCCGCATGAATGAGTTGATCGATAAGGCTAAGGCTGAAAAACGTGACTTATCACCCGATGAAAACATTGAGTATCAATCTCTGAAGAATGATTTTAACAAACATTCTCGCGAAATTCAGATGAATTTCGATCTGACAAACATGCAGAAGTTAGAAAAAAGAGAAGAAAAAAGCAAGAACCAACTGTTTAGAGAGTGCCTTCAAGCGGTGAAGAGCGCAGGGAAACCCGGTGATTTCGTTTTAGAGCGTGAATTTACAGGGTTGAATACAGCTTCTATTGAAGCCGGTGGCATGATTCCATTAACCATTAAGGATATCCTTCCTCCCTTGGAGATGGGACTTATCTTTGACAAAGTGGGTATTCCGGTGCAGACAGGGGTAAGCGGGAATATCCAATGGCCTGCAATGGGATCGGTTGAGGCTGAAATCCAAGGGGAAACATCAGAACTGACCGACCAAACTATTGATTTGAGTAAGATTGCAGCCAAGCGTGTCAGATTAGGAATGTCAATATCGGTATCTAACCAGGCTATCACTGATAGTTACACCGATTTAGTGTCATTGATCCAGGGACAATTGCGGGCCGGAGTGCAGAGGGTGTTGAATCGTGTAATTTTCTCCCATCAGAATTTTACAAGCGATCTTCACGGTCCCTTTGCAGGTGCGAAGGCTACAGGTGTGTTCGCCGGTGCTGTGCCGACTTACAAGGAGTTAATCGCGATGAAGGGAGCTGTAGCAGCAACAGGTGTGGAAATGGTAGGTTTTTGTTTTGTCATGAGCGAAGCAATGAAAGCTGCATTGGAAGCAACTCCAATTGACGCAGGAAGTGGCAGAATGGTTGTTGAAAATGGCGCGATTGGCGGATATCCGGTATTCTGTACCGAATATATCAATTATGGCTCTAATAAGGAGAAGGCAGACGTAGAGTATGTTGCGGCCGGATGTTTTGGCTACTTGCCGACAAATCAACACGGAGAAGTAAGATTGATTATTGATCCGTATACTCAAGCCAAGAAGGATTTAGTCGTTTTCACCTTAAACTCTGATTGGAGTATTACTACTCTGCGTAAGGAGGCATTTGCATTGTATAAGACTGTCGGGGCTTAGTAATAATTAATACCGGCTTGGATAAGCCGGTATTAATCTTTGGCTATGGGTTTAAATAAACGACTCTTATACAATGCAAATGGTGCAAGAAAATCCGGTGTTGCCTTACAATTTGATGGGGATGAGGTAATGAGGATGCTTGACCGTATGCTTTTTGGTAATGTAGTGAAAAAGAAGGATGTCCGTAAGATTATAAGGCAGGAAATTGCCCCGGTCCGAAAGGACGTGATTGCCGCAGCGAAAGGAGCCATGAAGTCCGATCCAAGAAACGCTAAGATAGGCGTAAAAACTATGGTTTACAAAAACGCCACAGGTGCTAATGTCAGCCTGTTTAACCGCAAGGGAAGTGCGAAGTCGGTTAAGGAATACAATCCGCCACGAGGTGGCAGGTCAGGCATTAAGAGAAATCGGTCGGTCAGCAAGGATACTGCCAGGATAAATTCTTATCGTGGGCGTGACAGGGCTTTTATCCTGAGATTTATAAACGATGGAACAGAAGGCAGACATGCCTTTAAAAAGTCCAGGAGTAAAAACAATCGTACTGCCTATAGGGGAGCGATAGCGGCTAGGAACTTCTTTGGTGTGGCTGAAGAATCGATGAGGCGTGCTTCTGAAAGGATTTCCGACAGGGTGGTTCGATTAATAACAGAAGTAAGTGAAGGAAAATGAGCATATTGATAAGTAAACATATAGTTAAACAGTTAAGTGCAGATCCGGAAATTGTAAAAAGTGTAGGTGATCGGATCTACCCGATAGTTATCCCGGAAGGCTCCAATTATCCGTTTATCATGTTTGAGGACTACGGTTCAGGACCGGAAACAACGAAAGATGGTACATGTGAAGACAATGCGAGCTGCAATATTGCCATAGTAGCGAAAAACTACAATGAGGCGGTTACTGTGGCAAATAAGACACGTTATGTGCTGGAAGGCAAGTTAGCAAGGTACGATGACTTCGAAGTGACAGAGTGTAATTTGGAATCATGGAGTAAAAACTATGATGCAGACTTACCGGCATACGTGGTAAGACTGACTTTGAATTTTAAAACAATTGATTTTTAACGATAAATTGAAAGTAATATGGCAAAAGCAAAAGTATTGAATGGTAAGGACTTTATGATTTTTATGGGTGGTAAGGCTACAGCGTTGAGCACCAGCCATAAACTAACCTTATCAGCCGAAACGTCCGATGCGGCTAGCAAGGATGATGGTATGTGGGATGAGAGTGTCGTTACAAAGATGTCATGGGAGGCATCGACAGAAGCATTGGTTAGTGCAGATCCCGAAGTAGAGAGTTTTGATACGATGTATGATAAGTTTATTGCCGGCGAACCTGTAGATGTTGTATTGGGTATCCCCGCCAATCTGAGCAATGATGGGGTTCCGGAACAAGGATGGAGTTCTCCTGCCACCAAGCAGAGCCAAATATACTATTCGGGTAAGGCATTGATTACTACGTTGGAACGTACGGATGCCAAGGGAAGTAATTCCTCCATGACGGTTAGTCTTAGAGGACAAGGAAAACTTGATAAGAAAACCGGAGCAGGAGGTTATGCTTTAAAATCGCCCGTGGCTTCATCAGTGAAGGAAAATATTAATGAAAAAGAAGTTGAATGATGAGAACAGTAACTATCAAAGGTGTAGAGTATAACTTAAGATATACTCTACGCGCTTTATTCATCTACGAAGAGCTGAAGGGAGAGCCGTATTCTGGTGCTAAGATTATAAATAACTATATATTGTTGTTTTCTATGCTGCTTGCCAATAACAAGGATTTCTCTTTGAGTTTTAATGAGGTGATTGAGGCATGTGACGATAATCCTTCTATTTTTCAAGAGTTTGTTTCTGTTTTGGAAGCGGAAAATGAAAGGGTGAGAAAAATGGCTGGGCATGATTCGGATAAAAAAAAAGCGAAGAAAACCGAAAAGGGATAAGTGTCATAAAACTATATGAAGAGGTAGTCGGTAAGGGAGGGCTTTCGCCCGAATATTTTTTTGACTGTATGACATTAAACGAATGTGCGGCTTTTATCAGAGGCATGAACCGGAAAGAACAAGAAGCGTGGGAGCGAACGAGAATGTTGATGTACGCTGTTGTGCAGGTGAACTCGAGAGACCACCTTACACCTGATGCCTTGTTGCCTTTCCCATGGGATGAAGATCGGGAACCTATAGAAATAAATATGGACGAAGTTAATGAGCTTCGCCAAAGAGCTAAAAAATTTGAATATGAGTGACGCTATTGTTAGACTGTTGTTGAATACACAAGGATTTGACGGTAATTTGAAAAAATCAAAGAATGAGATAAGCCGTTTTAGCGATTTTCTGGCAGGTGCCGGAGGAGTTGTTACGAAATTTGCCGGAGGTTTGGGGGTAGCAATGACAGCCGGGGAAGCTTTCAATAAAACGTTGCAATCAAGCCAAGTTTTAGGTGATATGACTGCAAGCACTATGCAATCGGCTAAAGAATCTGTAGATCAGTTTTTTTACTCCATAGGGAATGGGGAGTTTAGCAGCTTCTTAAGTGGGTTGGATGAAATAATTCAGAAGGCAAAAGAGGCATATGCGGCAATGGATCAGTTAGGGAACACTAAGATAAGTTATGGCTATTTTAGTTCTAAAAACGAAGCTCAAATACAAGAAGCACAGTATGTTGCGAAAAATAAGTTTGCTCCTTTGGAAGAGAGGACTAAGGCTTTCGGGGATTGGCGGAAAGCCTTAGAGCAGCAAAAACAAATCAATGAAACGTTAAGGAGCGATTTGATGAGTGCTATAACAAAATCAGTAGAGTCTGAGATAGGCACTGGTAAGATAAAGGTCGGTTTTAAAGATGTAGAAATGGCTTTAAAAATTGATGTTACCGACCCCGCCAAGAGAGGCGAATTAAAAGAACGGTATTCGAATTCATATAATGCCTATCAAGCAAGGAAGGAATATCTTACAAAAGCAAGAAGAGGCGCATCGGATGAGGCTAGAATTGAGGGGATTGATAAGGAATTGGCTGAATTGGACAATATATATAAAGAGACTATCATAGTTAACGCAATGCTCAATAAATACAAGGATGAAGAGTTGAGTAATATTGCTGCCATGGCTTCGGAGTACCAAAAAACATCATCAGCCTTAAATTCGATTAGCAGGGAGTATAATGAAACCGCTAACGAATTTAACAACGCAAACAAAGCGATAAAAGGGTTTGTTGCGGTGGCTAGCTTGGAGGGATATAAGGTATATACCGGTGAAACAGGGGATAAAAAGCCTATAAGGGGAAAGAGTGAATCTACAGATTTTCGAATGGCTTCATTCAATGCGGAGAACTGGGCGAATGAAGAGGCCAAAGGCTTGCACAATGCCTTGCGGAAGAAGATAGAATCAGGAGAGAAGATAAAGATTGTTCCCATCGAGGTTGATTTGGACGAGATAGATATTGTAGACGAAATACAAGATCCTTTAAAGGACGCTCAGATAAAAAAAGCGGAAGAATATACTAAAACCATCCAGGGAATAGGATATGCAATGGAAGGTGTTAACTCTATAGCTCAGGCATCAGGCAATCAGACAGTTGGTTTTATTACGGAAACCTTTTCATCTATAGCGCAGATGATTATTTCTTTGAACTCGTTGGCTGTGGCCAACGGTGTGGCAAATGCAGCTGCATTACCTTTCCCGGCTAATTTGGCAGCAATAGCTACGGTAGTTAGTACAATTGCCGGGATCTTTAGTTCACTTCCCAAATTCGCGGATGGTGGTATTATTGGAGGCTCTTCCTTCTTTGGCGACAAAATGATTGCTCGTGTTAACAGTGGAGAGATGATACTGAATCAATCTCAGCAAGGGAGATTGTTCCAAATGATTAACAGCGGTAATTCGGGTGGAAATGTAAAGGTAGATGGAGAGATCAAGGTGCGAGGGAAGGCTATGTATATAGCTATTCGGAATTACATGAAATCAGAAAACATAAAATGGTAATATGGGACAGAGATACACAATACATTTTAAAGATTTCCGCAACAATTCTTATGAGGTAAGAATATATATAGATGGATATTCCGGTACTGTATCTGAGTTGCGTGGTGCTCCATCTACTTTTGTCGTGACGGGGGATGATGAAGGTTTTATTTACCAACCTGTCCGCATGTCAACCGCTACGATTAATATTCTTGATAAGAATTTGTTACTGGATCTGTTTAGCGTCAATAGTCAGTATGCTCCGGTAAAGTTATATAAGAATGGCGTGTTGGCATGGACAGGATATATCACTCCGGAACAGTTTACACAACCCTATCTGCCGACCATTGACAACATAAGCGTTGACTGCGTCAGTGCCATAGCCACGCTTGAAAACATTAAGTATGAGCAGCAGACAGAGTCGGGATTCATCACCGCAATGGAGTTGCTAAGATACCTTATATCTTCCGCCCATGGTGGCTATGAGTCCGTATATATCCCTTATGTATATGCGTCTTCCTCCGCTGCTTACTCTTCGGGCGAGAACGTATTGGATAAACTCAGATTCGCGGAAGAGAACTTCACCTCAGATGAATTGATGCTGGATGAAGTATTGTCCTACCTCATGCAGTTCTTTTCGTGGACGCTGTATGATTACGAAGGCAGCCTGTATATCATCGATGCGGACTATACCGGTCAGTATCGCAAGTATAATGAGGCATTGGCATCTTATACAATGGTGTCGGTGAATGATGCCACATTGCAGGATATCGGCTTCGCCGGCAGCGACAACACCATTGACGTTTTGCCGGGCTATAATAAAGTTACTGTCAAAGCCGTCAACAATGTGTTTGAGGACTTGGTGGTTAATGAGGATTATGATTACCTGGAATGGGCGGGCGGCTCGAGTTACAGCGATAAGGATAAGTATGACATCAAGAGGTTTCTGAAACCGAAGGAATGGAAGATGTATTACTACGATCAGAACCGCCATGAAACCATACTGAGTACTAATATTAACGATAACATATTCGGGGCTGTCCTGATGAAGGAAGCGTTGTTCACCGGTGGCGGAGACCCGCCGGGGGATTATAATTGGGCTGACAGTATCCAGATGCGGTCTGCTACGGTAGATGGCGTGATGGTTTTTGACGAATACCGGAAGGAAACCCTGCCTGCCTTTACGATGAGGGGTCCTAATGCGGTATGGAAGGACGGTGCCATCGGCATATCGGGGAGCATGCGTTTCCCGTCCGACAGCCGCATGAACTATATCTATGACGGTGATATGAATATCTCTGCCAATATCCCTTACGCATGCTCTCTTAAGATCGGGGATAAGTATTGGAACGGCAGTGGATGGCAATCCTCATTCGTCCGGTTTGAAATCGTTTTCGAGACGGACAATATCAAGAACTGGGCGAATGTGAAGAGCACGAAAACGCCCGATATGCCATATAGCGGACTGTCCGGGCACATCATCACTCTTCCATCGGACGTACCGATCATCGGGGAATTGGAATTCACGATGTACTGTCGCAGGCAGAGGGTCGCTCAGGAAGTCGGTTTTGTCGCATACGGTGCCATTTTAAAGGACTTTCGGTTTGACTACAAAAAGAAAGACGGGATCATTGATGAAGGCGAAGACGGTGACCGCTTGTATGAGAACGTGGTCAATGATAAGTTCATGTCCGAACTTGACGAAGTTGAGTTCGGCATAAGCTCTTATAATGCGGACGGGGCTTCCTATAGCAAGGCATTGTTGGAAAATGACTTCTTGACGGATAACCTGTATTCCGTCATCGAGGATAAACTTGTCAGACCCGAAGAAGCCTTCATCCGAAGAGTGATCAACCGTTATAAGGCAACCCAAATCAAGTTAACGCAGGTGATAAAAAACGATGGTTCTATCCATCCGTTTACCCGGTTGTATGACAAATCAGCGGTTAGTAAGAAGTTCATGCTGTTAAGCGGTGTATGGGACTATGAGCGGAATAATATTCAATTATCGATGGTAGAAAATGGCTGAGATTAAGATCATATCAAGAGTAATACCGCGTGGCGGGAGTGGAGCTTCTGCGCCTTCTGCTGGAGGGGGATTTTCGGCTCCTGTTGACATATCGGGAAAGCTGGATAAGTCAGTATGGAACTCTGCATTCGAGTTGCACTATGATGATCCTGATGATCCTGAAAAATTGACAAGCATTGGCGCGAAAACTAATTTCTTTTCGGTAGGTGAGATATCCGTGTTTGGGAAAGGTGGCTCTTCCGGCGGTGGAGGTGGTGCCACTACGCTGCACATGCTGGAAGACGTTGATTTGGTGATGCCGATTCCGGACGGGGACGTGTTGACTTATGACGCGGAAAGAGGAAGATGGACCAACAAGAAGGGTGCCGGAGGCATTGACACGAAAGCCATGTGGGAAGAGCTGGGAAAATCGGACATATCTAAAAAAATAGACATTTCCCACATACCGGATTTAGGAGATAAATATATAAGCTTGATAAAGTTAGGAGAGGTTTCTTATGGTCCGGATAAGGGCGTTATCTCCCTTCCTGCCTATCCGACCAAACTGTCGGATCTGAAAGATGATGTCATCGCAGGGAAGTACCTGCCTTTAACAGGTGGGACGATATCGGGAAATCTTGCCGTAACCGGGCATGTCCAAATCGGTAATGCCTTGCTGAAATATGACGCAGCCAATAATGCCGTATATGTAGAGAAGGATGATGGGTCTATGGTTAATTTCTACGCCACGGGAGACCTTGCTGCGTTCGGTTCGACAACCGGTAGTGGAAGTGGTGCAACCTCATTAGGCATGCTGGACGATGTAGACCTGGTTACTCCTCTATCGGAAGGACAGGTATTGACCTACGACTCGATTAAAAACAAGTGGACGAATAAAAAAGGCGGTGGCGGTTTGGATATAGATGCCATGTGGGATGAGCTTGCCAAGTCTGACACGTCCAAGAGAATCCATTTTTCCCACATACCGGACTTGGGCAGTGTATATGCCAAGCAG